AATCCGACGCTGAAAATAATGCACGCAAGGCTGAAGTTGAAATGACAAAAGTACAAGCCACATCAGCCGTTCAAAACAAAGAGGCAGACATTAAATTCTTAGAAGTCATGAGCAAGATTCAAGGCGCTGATCTTGATCGGGCGTTAGAACAAGAGCATCTCGATAGTCAGAACGCGCGTGCAGGCGTTGAACTTGCAACATCGGTTAGTAAGCATCTTAATGAAATGGAAAGGGAGAAAATCAGTGAAAGAGAAGAAAGAGAAAAAAGAAATGAAAGAAATGAAAAAAATGAAGAAACCTAAAAAGTTTATTCAAAAGATGGATCTTAAGAAAGGCGCATTGCGTGAAGAGCTACACGTCAAAGAAGGTAAGAAGATTCCGGCTAAGAAATTAGCAAAGGCCGCGAAGAGTTCTAACCCTACTCTAAAGAAACGTGCGGTGCTTGCTGAAACCTTTCGAAAGATGAATAAGAAAAAAGCAAAATAGTTGCATAGATCGATTATTCTATGTACGATAGCACTAACTAGCTTACGGACAGCTTATAATCCGGCAATCACGCAACCATGCGGTAAAATGGCAGATCATAGCACTTAAACTATGCTACCACGTTCACAACGGCAACAGTGAGAAGATAGAGAATGACTGAAGATGGAGTTTTGAATACGGAAATTGATTCTAATCCTGCTGACTTGCCTAACGATCAGGCTTCAGATGAAGAGATGATCCCAAAGTCTCGCGCTGAAATGCTGATTAAAAAAGCCAAACTCAAAGGAAGAGATCAAATGCAAGATGAACTTGATGCAATAAAAGCTGAAAATGACCAATTGAAACAAAATCAAAACAGCGGTTCGATGGGCGGCATGGCTGCACCATTAAGCGCCGAGCAAGTCACTAAACAAGTGCTTGCACAACTGCAAGATCAGTTTCAACAAGCATCGGAAGCCCGCGCACAGGAACAATTGCAGAAAGAAGCGGAAGATATCGCCAAAGCTTATAAGTCAAAAATGGATGCGGGTAAAAACTCGTATAACGATTTTGAATCTGTGATGGCTGATTTTAATCCGGCTGCTTTTCCGAACCTTGTTTATTTAGTGAACCAGATGGATAACACTCATGACGTTATGTATGAGTTAATGAATAACCCGACAAAGCTTGCGACAGTAGTTGTGATGTCTGAACGAGATCCAGCCGCCGCAAAGAGCATGTTAGGTAAAATCAGCGGTTCCATCAAAGCTAATCAACAAGCGAAAGCGTCTGAAAAAGACGTTCAACCCCCTCTAGGCCGTTTATCTTCTTCTACAACGACAGGACAAGACACGGGCGAACTTAGCATGCGCGATTTAAAGCGAATGTTTAAGGGATAAATTCTTAAAGCCATGTTGTTTTGTCTCTATGTAAATCTACGGAGAGATAAACATGGCATTGCCAAATAATATTGTCCAAAATGTGCAAACCTATAACAAGGCCGATCTTGCATATTTACAAAATAACAACTGTTTTCTATCAACTGCAAATAAAAAGTACCGCGATTTTGAAAAGGCGAATCCGGCCAATTTGGGCGATACAATTACGTTCGATAAGCCGCCACGATTTGTTGCAGCAGATGGTTTAGTCGTATCCTTCCAAGGCGTTGAACAACGAGTTCAAAGCTTAACGGTTGATAAATCAAAAAACGTTGGCATCGATATTTCAGCACAACAATTAATATTTAACTTAGAAGAATACATGTCACGCTTTGGTAAAGGCGCTATTGAAGAATTAGGCGCTGTGATTGAATCAGACGTTGCAGGTCTTTGTGAGTCAGCACCTTATCGTTTCTTCGGGAACGGCGTCACCCCCATCGCTTCATTCAATCAATTAGCAAGCGCACTCGCATTTTTCCGAAATTTTGGCGCGGCTAAAGACAATACGAAGGGATATTTATCCGATATTGCAATTCCTGATATCGTAGGTTCAGGGCTTAATCAATTTGTTCCAGCAGGTAACGAAGAATTACGTAATTCATGGGAACTCGGTGCATTTTCAAAATGCGAGTGGTATGAATCAAACCTTTTACCAGAACATATTTCTGGTACAGAAGGCCAAGCCGGTTCAACGTTAACGGTTGTAAGTACCACAAGCAACAGTGACGGTGGCGTTATTACCATTACTTTCTCGGGTACATCAGCCGCTACCGACGCGGATTCGGTTCATTTATATGACAGATTCCAGTTCCAAGATAACGTAAGCGGTCAGCCGAATTTACGTTTCCGTACCTTCACAGGTCATAAGCCATCCGCATGCCCAGTGCAGTTCAAAGCAACAGCACCGGCGGCAAGCACAGGCGGTTCACAAGTTACCGTATCAATTGATCCACCCTTGCAAGCAACATCAGGCAAGAACCAAAATATCACTCAACAAATCGTTGCGGGTATGCAAGTTAAGGTTCTACCTTCACACAGGGTCGGCATGATTCAATCCGGTAATCAATTTTATTTAGCGATGCCACCGTTGCCCGATACCGATCCGTTCACAAGCTCCGTTGTAGTTGACATGGATACCGGCGCAAGCTTACGTATGTATACCGGTGCGCAATTCGGTCAAAACTTGTATGGAACCGTACACGACAGCATTTGGGGTAAAACTCAAGTATCCGATAACGCCATGGCTGTGATCTTCCCTCTTTAATAATGGAGTTTAACAATGTCAAATTTGAATATTCCAGTCGTCAATGCTCCTTACTTAAACGTGAGCAATTGTGTGCTTGCATGGGGATCTAATACGACTTTAACGATGTCGGCCGGTACTGCGAGAGACAGTACTAACGTTGCAGACATTATCTTACCTTTGGCTGTGACAGTGAATGCAGCCAATCATGGTATCAATGGACTTGATACAGGCTCACTTACTACATCACGCTTATATACTGTATTTGCCGTGGGTGACTCAACCAATAACAACGTGGCCGGTGCTATGATATCACTTAGCGCCTCAGCACCGTTGTTACCGTCGGGTTATGATATGTTTCGCGCAATTGGAAGCGTCGCAACCGATGGATCAAGTCATTTCCTCCTCGGTTGGTGGTACGGTACTGCTAATATTCGTTGGTTTACCTATGACGTACCGATTGCGACAGCAATCACAGCCGGAGCATCAGCAACTTATGCGCCCGCTGTCCTCACGAACTTTGTGCCAGCGCAAGCGAATCTTCCCGTTTTAGTTGAATCCAATTGGACGGCTAATGCGGCAGGCGATACCCTTGCATTGCAAGGATTTTTATCGACTGGCGATACAGTTAAATATATTGCAGGCGTTGCAGGTGCATCAGCCCATACCGTAGCGCGTGATTATATCGCCGCACAATTGAATTCGGGCGCACCTGAAATTAATTACAAAGTGAGCGCTGGAACCGTTGCACTCAACATTGCCGGTTATCAATATTGTATTTAATGCATAAAGGATCTAGGCCATGACTTATTTAACGACTAATCTTATTACAGATTCGTATTATCTAAGTAGTATCGTTAGTCGTGATTTTGAAACGACTACAGGCGCTCAAGTAAGTGATGGCTTAAGACTTCTTAACGATTTGTTAGCAGATCGTAGTATTGATAACGGTACAATACCTTATTCCAGTAAAACAGCATTTCCGGCTATATCCGGTACATCTGTTTATTCGATTCCTAATCTTATCAATATGGAAATTTTTGTTTTCTATATTCAATCGATACGATACGAAACACGCAACCAGCAAAGGCATGAATTTTTTGGATCATTTAGAGCCACCGCGATTCAAAGTTTACCGTTCAATTGGCATTTTGAGCGTAATCTAGGGGGCGGAACGCTTTATTTATATTTTATTCCAGATATTGCCTATCCTTTAGAAATTTGGGGAACCTTTGCTTTAACCTCAGTTACCGAATTTCAAGATTTATCATTGACGCTTGATCAATTTTACACAAACTTTTTAAAATATTTATTAGCGCAGCGCTTATGCGATTACAATTCATGGGCAACGCCGCAATCTGTCTTATTACAGCTTGAAAAATATTATCAATGGATTAACAAATCAACAAACGTAATGGATTTACGCCAACGCAAAGTCAGCAGTTTAGCGACGACCACAGCGATTAATTATGCGCTCGTCAATCTCAGTAATGGATGGGTTCCTGTATAATTTGGAGACACTATGCCGCCATTGACCACAGGCTCAGAAGAGGTTCCAGTTCAAATCGTAGGTAGCTCCGTATTTGGTGTGTATCCCACCATCTCTGTTGAACGAACGTACAATATGTACATCACATCAAATGGCGATGGTTCTGAAGAATGGCTTGTTAATTTCCCTGGCTATCAAGCGCTATTGGCGTTATTTGATATCGCGGAAGAAGGGCGCGGCATATTCTTTTCAGTGCGCGGCGGTTTTCTCTTAGCGGTTGTAAGAGCTACTGTTT